CGATTAATGGAATTGTCAAGGGCAGGTATGAAACGCCGCCTTGCTAAAAAAGCCAAAGTGGACAAGAGTTCACCATCAGCAACTAGGACAAAGGTTAAGGTAACTATGCCAAAACCTAAACCAGTTGCTAAGAAAGCTGCACCTAAATCTACTGTAGCTAGTCGAAGCAAGACAGCAATGCGTACACCTAAAACAGCAGGACCAGTAGCTAAAAAGAAACCAGCTAAAAAGAAAGTAGCTACAACAATGGTTGATGCAAAAGGTCGCACAAGATCCATGAATCCGAAAACAGGCATCCCACCAAAACGCGGTCGCTTAACAAAAGCACAATCTGCTGCGAATGAAATGCGTCGTAAGAATTTAAGATCTGAAACTGCTGGTTTACAAAAGAGACAAAAGGAACAAATGGCAGCTTTAAACGAAGCAGAACTTGCAGGTGAGATTGCATACGGTCTTGCTACTGTTCCAGTTGGAGGGCCGCTGCTAGGTGGTGCAAGTAAACTAGGCATGGCTGGAATAAAAGCTGCACCTAGAATTGCAAAAGCAGGAGGAGCTAAAGCATTAGCTGGTGCTAAAGTAGCTGGCAAGAAAGTAGCTAGTGGTGCATCAAAAGCTAAACGCGTAGCTAAAGAAGCAACTAAAAAAGGTGTAGCAAAAGTTAAACGCGGGGCAAGAATTGCAAAAGTTGTTGGTAAAAGAGCAGATAAAAAACTATTAAAGGCTCAAGGTTTAGAGCGTAAAGGTGGTAAGATTCAATCAATTAACCCATTCAAGACTAGAACAAAACGCAAAGCTGCAACTACAAAAAATAAAAAGCCTAAGACTTCAGTATTTAGTGCAGGACAAGGAGCTAGAGCTAAAAAAGCAGCAGCAACACGCGCAAGAAGCAAAAAACAGATGGAACAAAATATCAAAAATGCAGCAAAACAACGCAAAGCGGCAGCAAAGAAGAAGCGTAAAAAATGACGCAAGAAGAACAGCTAACAGAGTTTACACGAAAGATTTGTAAAGCCGTCGAGTACTCAGATATGGAATACGACTTGACAACTGAGCAAATGATTGGTGTACTAGAAGTTGCAAAACAGATGATAATAGCGAAGTTCTTAAATGAATCTTGATGATATAAAAGTGTGCTTTGCATCAGTTACTGGTCTTGGAAATTGGATGTTAGACATTGATATGTTACTTAAAGTAGGCATATCAATGGCTACTCTTTTTTATATAATACTTAAAATACGACAACTACTAAAAAATGGCTGACGCAAGGTTAAAGAAAGTTGGAGTATCTGGTTATAATAAACCAAAGAGAACTCCTAGTCATCCAACTAAGTCGCACGTTGTTGTGGCTAAAGTAGGTGATAAAGTAAAAACGATTCGGTTTGGACAACAGGGTGTTAGTGGTGCGGGTAAGAATCCTAAAACAGCTAAAGACAAAGCTAGAAAGAAATCTTATTACGCAAGGCACAATGCCCAAGATAGCAAACCTTCAAAATTAAGTGCAAGATTTTGGTCGCATAAAGTTAAATGGTAATGAATAAATTAACAAAACGGCAAGAGAATGCTTTAGCTAGACACTCTAAACATCATACCACTAAACACATGAGTAGTATGAAAAAGTTAATGAAGCAGGGCAAAACTTTTGGTGAGTCTCACAAGATAGCTATGAAGAAAGTAGGAAAATGAGTCTATATAAAAATATAAATAAAAGGAAGAAAGCTGGAACAAGTCGGCCTAAGTCGAAGTCTACGATTTCGAAAAAAGCTTATGCCAATATGAAAGCAGGATTCCCTAAAAAGAAAAAGTAAAATGCTAAACGGCAAGAAAACATACATGACGGCAGCCGGAGGAATCCTTGCGGCTATAGGTGCATTCCTCTCAGGAGACATGGAAATAGGTGCAGCAATTAACGTTGTTGTTACTTCTTTACTAGCGGTGTTCTTGAGGAAGGGCGTAAAGAACGATACAAGTGGGGCTAATTAAAGCCATACTTGCATTGATTCTCAGAGCCTTTCCAATGGAGAGGCTTTTTATGCGTATTTCTGACAAGGCAACAAATGCAAAAGCAGCTAAACGTTATGAAGATAAGCTTGATGCTATTGATAATGCTATCTTGCGGTTGTCAGATGACGAAACTAAATGGGACAGCGAGACTGATGGACCACCCACAGTTTCCTTCGGCGGTGAGAGCAGCACCGGAGTTCACACGGGAAGCACTGAAAGAGATAGCGAGACTTGAGTATGAGCTGGAAAAAGAACAGTGATTTAAATTATGAGTTGGACAAGCATAACAAAAAGAACAAAGTTCGCGATCGTCGCAATTACAAAAAGGATAAAACCAACGGTAACAACAATCGTAAAAAGAAGTAAGCCAACAGTTTCGGCAATAACAAAACGATGAGTGCAGAATATATTATAGATAGGTTTGGTAAGAAAGTTGGTTTGAATCCCAGTGATGAGAACCAGCGTTTTGTTATATTAGACTTCCTTAACGAAGCCATGCAATCAGTCTACGAGTTTGTAGATATTCCCGGTGCTTTAGTGGAAGAAGAATTCTATGTAGCGGGTGATCAACGCATTGCCATGAGTCGTGACGTACAGTCTGTTCGTGCAATGCGTGAAAAAGAAAGTCAGTTACCTTGGACTGCAAGAAATCTTTTATCAGAATACAATCACAATAATTGGCCAAGTGATCATCGCTGTTGGAGAATCGTTGGCTATGAACCATTAAAGAAATCTTTACCGACAGCTACAACATCTACAAGAGGGTCAACTGCAACAGGACTAACGGTTCAAGCTTATGCGAATATTGCAGCCACAGAAAAACTTGCGATTACATTTGAAACATCTACATCAGATAGACAAACAGTTACAATAACTCCCGGCGCACACACAGGATCATCACCAGATGCAACAGCAGTAACGTTAGCAACTCAGCATACAATATCAGGCATATCCAGTATTAGACGTTATGATACAGACAATGAACGTTACGGTAATTATGCAGAAGATGGTGGAGGATTGTTTAAACTTGTAGATACATCTGATACTACAATTGTTTATTCTGAAATACCGCATGATGAAACTGAAGCACAATATTTAATCGTGGATGTTTCAGAGTTTCCTTGGGATGAAACTTCTGCACAGGATGACGATCATACATTACAAATTTTATATAAGAAAAAGTTAAAATACATTAAGAGCGACAATGATCCATTTCCTTTGTATGGATTTGAGAACATTGTAATGCACAAGATGATGCAACTTTTCTTGGAAGAACAAGGCAAGCTACAAGAAGCAAATGTTTATGATTCAAAAGTTGTTAGGGATCTAGGCAGAAAGATTGCAGACTTGGAGCGAGGACAAGAACGTAGGATGCAGTTTGGTAGACATCCTCACGACAATATTACTTTAGCAAGACGCTATCATTACTATCGTGGCTAGTTATGTACAAAGATCTTTTGTAGGCGGCATGAACCTATCGGTGGATGACACACGATTAGGCGAGAACGAATATAAGTTTGCAAAGAATGTACGCAACAGATTTGGAACACTTGAAGGTGTTAAGAATGCCAAAGATATTTCAAGTGACATAGGTGCGTTTACGTCTAATCCACCAATACAAGCAATTTATTCAGTCGGTGAATATGTATTTGTATTTTTCAACGGTGGTTGCAAATACAGAAAGCCAAATAATCCAGACACAACTTGGTCTACATTATACAGTTCTGGAACTATGGATAGGTCTGCTGAAATATTTGTACAAGCAGTGCCAGCATCTACACAAAACTTTCTTCGTAAAGAGACTCAAGTAGCAGGTGCATCATTAGAATTAGACACAGCAACTACAGTACAAAAAACTGTGTCGGCTGTCGTAGTTCAAGACGGTATTAACACGCCAAGAATTATAGAAATTGCAAACAACGTTGCCGAAGATCGTACTGCTAAAACATACGCACAGTGGTCTGATGGAACAAGAACATCGCGTGAATATATTCCTGTTGGAAAACAAATGGCGTTTTTTAACAATAAATTATTTGTTGTAAGTAAAGATGGTACAGAAATTTATCACAGCGTTAGTGGTCGTCCATTAGATTTTGTTGTACCAATAGATACTTCAGGCAATAAAATAAATGCAGACGAAACTATTGGAGGCGCACCAGCAACAGCGTACACTGTAGGTTACAATGAGATAACTGCTTTAAAGACTTTAAACAGTGACGGTCTATTGGTATCTACAAAAGGTGGATCATACGCAGTCGCTCTTGATTATGCGTTTACCGTTTTTGGTGAACCTTCGTTCACCAAGCAGTTTCTATTTACAGCCAACACAATAAATCAAAAATCATTTATTGAACTATTAGGTGACTTTGCATTCATAGATCCAGAAGGATTACGGTCATTCAATGCAGTGCAACAATCAAAGAACGAAGCTCGTAACTCAGTGTTCTCGTTAAAGGTAGCAAGATTATTTAAAGACGTTGTACAAACACCAAACAAATGTGCAGCCATTGCGTTTGATGACTATGCTTTGTTTGCGTGTAACACAATCTACGGTCACGGCATATTAGTCTTTGACATACTTACGCAACAATTTGTTAGCTTTGATCAATTCACCGATGACAGCAATAGTAACATTGGTGCAGTCATTGAGTTTGCAAAAGTAGAAACAAACAACAGACGAGAACTGTTTGCTATAACACATGGCACAACAACAAGTTCTGGCGATCCAGCATACAAATGCGTTAAGCTTTATGAAGGTACAAACTTTTCAAAAGCTTATTTAGAAACCAGAGCATTCTGTACGTTTGACACAAGGGTAGAACAGAAGCCTAGAGAACTACGGTTACTCTATAATAAAATACAATTAGCTTCAGCAGTTACAGCGATACAACGAGTGAACGATGAAGTCACACCAGATTCGTCAGCAGGTTCACAAACAAAATCAGTTTCGGCACAAGCAACTCCAGTAAAATTTCCAGTAAAACTGCCAGTAAACTGGAGTGGTCCTAAACGAATACAAAATTTACTATACAATTTTCAAAGTGGTCAACAAGGTTGGAAAATATCATACGCATTACAGTGGACTAATGGAGTCACGCTATCCAACATACAGATTGACACACAAGATATTACACCAATGAATCCAATGTTATCACAAGCTTATGTCAGTTAACGTATCACATACAGACTTTACAGATGCGACAACGCTGTTCGCTGATTTAGCGGCAGCTAATGCCATGCTGGACGGTCTAACAGTACCGGACGCAACTACCAGCACAGATGGAGTTGTAAAGAAAGCAGCAGCTTCAGCAGATATTGCTACTGTTGGAGGCACATCAGTAGGAGGTGCGACAGCATCTACTGCAATTTCGTTTAATCCTTCGGACGCAAGTCATCCGACACGAGATGAAATCAGAGTAGCTTTAATAGAAATGGCATCACAAATGAATCACTTGAAAGCACAACTTAGATCAGCGGGGGTATTAACATAATGAACTTCTTTAAAGATTTATTCGACAAGTTAATAGAGACTACTGGAGGAGCAGCAGGAGGTTTGCTTTCACCATTCCAAGGAATGCTCAGTAGTGTTGGTAGTTTGTTTAGCGAAGATGGTGTACTTAGTATGGACAATCTTGTCCAAGCTGGAACTCTATTTGCACTTGCTGAAGGTCTTAGTAGTAATGACCAGAAAAAATCAGTTCAAGCATTACGAAAAGAATACGAAAGTTTTTTACCAGCATTCACTCAAGCAAAGATTGCAGCAGGTAAAGCAGAAGCAATGGCAACAGACGATGTAAATGCTTTATTAAATTACGGAATAGTAACAGAACGTAATGCAGATGGTCAGGTTACAAAACGTACAAAAGGTCCACTAGGAGGAAGCGAAGGATTAAAATACGAAGAACTTTATGGAGTCTCGCCACAATACGAAGTTGACGCTAACGGTAACGTTGTAATTGATCAAGAGACAGGCAATCCAAAAACTGTAAGAACTGGTAGACCGGGACAAATGCAGATTGCTGGTGAGGCACAACGTGAACAGCAAAGACAAGCTGACATG